GTGGCTTCCAGATCAGACAGGAACCAGTTGACCCGTTCGATGGCCTCCCGTCGCGCCTGAGACGCATTGTGGACGCCTGGGAGGCGGATTTTCGACGCCCGCCGGGTGAGGGTACCCGAGTTCACCCCGGGCGCTGACGCTTCCTGTCGAGCCACGGGCCAGCCCGGTCCCGACGCGTCCGTGTATTCCACCTGCACCACGGTCGGGTCGTTCCTCAGGCTTCTCCGGCTCAGGCGAAGGTCCGCAATATCATCGGCAGTGAAGTGCCACGCAACATTGGCGGCGAGTATCTCCCCCTCGTTCTTGACCCAAGTCACGTCCTCCCCTAGGGACATGTCCAGATCATTACCCGAGTCGTCCTCTGCCCAAGTCCCCACCCCCTCCGTGAAGCGGGTGTACACCGCCATGCTGCTCCATTCGCTGGAGTCCACTTCCCGATTGGACCGCTCCGAAATCTCAGCGTCCGTACGGGGCCCTCTCCACCATCGGAACTCGTCCAAACACCCGTTCCACGCCATTTCTAGAGTCTTGGCTTGGTTCACCCCAAGGGCGACATTGGCGAGACTGTGGGGGATGGTCCCCGCCACCAGCCCGGAGATGTCCGCCGTGGTGTCCTGCTTCACCCCGTCGATGAACAACTCCATGACATCGTTTACCCGGTCGATCCGGACCGACAGAAGATGCAACTCCCTGTCCATCAGGTCCGTGCGATCAGACAGAAGCGGCACCTCCGTAGTGCCGTCACTGATCGAGACCAACACCCCGTTCTGATTCCGGGCCACATGCCCAAACGAAAGTCCGGATTGTCCCGGGAACTCCAAGGTCCCCCGAGTAGTCATCAGGACGATTTCCGCCCCGGGGTCCGCCTCCCCCTGCCAATCAAAAGCCAACTCCACAACCGTTTCGGCGTTGTCGAGGATATCCAGATCGGACCCGATCCCCCAGATGACAGACCGGTTGCCCGCCCCGGAAGTTGCAGGGAAACACGCCTTGTAGGGAACTCGAACATCCGCCCGCTCCGGGATGAGCCGGATGACCCCTTTCTCCCACGCGATGAAGGCCCCCATGTACGCACGGAACGCCTGAACCCAGTCTTCTGCGGGGGCGGGCTGATCCATGGTGAGACCGATGGTTCTGCGGGAGACTCCCCCCACCTGCTCTTCGTTGTGGTCCGCAAGGTCCGCCACCGACTGCCAGTCGAGCCCCCATCCCACTCTCTGGTACATAAAATCACTGCACGCGAGTGCAGGCACCTCAGACCACGTCCACGTATACGGGTCGTCCAACCTGTGAGTTCCCGAAGCCCCCACAACCCCGCTGGTGGAATCGAATCGGGGATCGTACAACTTCAACCCCCGGATCACGGCCTCCACCCGAGGGAACCCCGTCGTGGTCCCTGGGGGAATCTTGAGGACAAGGAACGCCACGCCGCCGTTCACATCCGCGTAAGAGTTCCCATCTGCCGAGTAGGCATTGGCCAAAAGAGGGTCCGGTGTGGTTTGGTCCCCCAGATACTCGTTCCTCTCTGTGCCCACCCGGGTGTCGAAGCCCTCCTCCGCGTCCGTGACATCCACCCCGTCCACAAACACTTTCTCGAAGGCGTCGATGGGGCCCCGGCAGAACGCGTAGGCCACATACAGGACGCCTGTTGCCTCAGACTGGTAGAGGGTGAGGATTTCCCCAGACAGGCGGTCCCGCCCGTACACCGTGCGAATGGGGCGATTCGTTGCGGTGTTCCCAACCCGCCGGGCCGGGGCCACCTTGTTGATGGCCCCCGCAGAGGGCTTGCCCGTGTCGAGAGGGGGGACCCACTCCGGGATGGTGGAGACGGGGCTCATACCACCTCCACCAGTCGCACGGTGGTACGCCAGCGCCCTCCCGGAATCCACTCAAAGGCGGGCTTCCTGGAATACTGCACGTTCCACGTGGAGCCGTCCGCCTGAAGCGTGATCGGGAACTGCTCCGGCCGGTTGTCCGCGTAGTGGGTTTCGAGGGTGCTCTTCTCCGCGTCCGTCAACTCGTGGAGCACGACCAGCTCGTGCCATACCCGGTTGTGATAGCTGCGCATACGCGGACGCCCGGAGACCGCGCGCTTCACCTCTACGTCCTGAACGGGCTCAGCCTTCGTCCCCTGCATCTGCACTGCGGTCGGGTAAGACATCAGTCACTCGCCTCCAACTCGTATCGCTCACCTTCCCACGTGATGATCGTCCCCGGGACGGGCAGGTGGTTGAACCCATTGAACTGGGAGAACACCTGATTGGGGTAGAACATGGAGCCCGCCCCCGTAGTCACAATGTCTGCCACCACTTGATCCGGCTCGATGGAGGGGCTGTCCAGCACCCCCTTCGCGTACACCTCTGGGGTCGTGAACGACCCGTCCGTCTTCTCGTACACGAGGTACACAGTGACTTCCGCCCCCGTCACCTTATTGTTCAGGGCAAGAGCGGAAGCCGCGTTGTCCTCGTTCAGCAGGACAAGAGTCCCGGACTGCTGCCCGTCCGGGGTCCACTCGAACTGCCCCAGCACACAGCGGCCCTCCAGATAGACGCTTGTTTCGAACGTGATCTCCGGGCCCTCGGACACGTAGTACAGCCCCTCCTCAAACTTGATCTTGACGAGGTGGAACGGGCGGACGTGCTGCTGGCTGAGTTCAGTGATCGTCCCTGCTGGTAGGTCCCGAACTACCCGGTCAACCATTTACCTCTCCCAGTCCGGAACGCTGGACCCGCCCGATGAGGGAATAGAACGAGCCCCCGCCTTCGTTGACGAGCGCCCGAAAGTCCTCCACGGCACTCCTGAAATTGAGTGCAGCGTCCTGCTGAATGCTCGCAGCGTCGTTCATGGCGGCTGCCACCTCCCGCTCCAACTCCGCCTGATCCGAGCCGATCTCCCCAAGCAGGGTGTCCACCCTCGTGCCCACTGCGGCCTCTGCGTCCTGCAAGAAGTTGAGGAACTCCGGTGCCAGAGCCTGCTGCTGGTCCTCCCCGAGGAGGCTGAAAGCATCGTTTGCAAACTGGTTGATCTGGCCAGAGATTCGATTGATTTCAGTCGGGTCTTCCGCTGTCTCCAGCTCCGAACGAAGGTCAGAAATCTGCTGCCTGCGGAGACTGTACAGCTCCTCCTCGTTGAGCACGGATTCACGAATCTGCTGTGCGGTGGACTGAAAGGCTCGGCTTGCCGCCTCCTCCACCTGCACCAGTGCCGTGACGAGCTGTTGGGTGACCTGCGCCTGACTCTGCAAGGCGTTCGTCAGCGCCGTGGCCGATTCCTTGGATCGGTCGAAGGTCCCCGCAAGATCAATCGCGTTCTGCTGCGCCCGCCGGTAGGTGTCTACCAGTTGGGTCTCGCTGTTTAGCCGCTCACGAAGCTGCGACACCATGTCGCTGCTCTCGAAGTTGCCCAACTGCTCCAGAAGCTGCTGGAGCGCCGCCGCCTCTTGTAGGGCCGGGAGCGCCTGTTCCATCAACTGCTTTACCGTGACCCCGCTTCCGCCTTGCGCAGCCCGGCGCACGATGGAGGGCACTTCTGCTTCGAGGGCCTCGAACATGGTCTTGATGCGGTCCCCGAACACCATGCCGAGTTCGCCATCGGACACGCGTTGACCCACCTTCTGGCGGGTACCCATGCCCTGCACTGCCTCCGTGACGGAGCCGATCTGGCCCTCCGTCAGGAACTTGGCGACCGTGTTATCGAGTTCCGCGATCTTCTCCGGAAGTGCCCGATACAGCTCGCTGGGAAGATCATCACTTCCCCGGCTGAGGCCGACTCGCCCGAATGCCCCCTCTACAGCAGTGCCCTCGAACCCGGAACCACCGGTCTGGAACTGGATGTTGCCGTTGTCCTGCCCCCCACCCACGAGGCTGCCGATAGCGCCGCCCAGCACCGTGCCAATCGCAATGCCGATGGGGCCCCCGATGGACCCGATGGCCCCGCCGATGGCCCCGCCGATGCCCCCTCGGCTGGCGTCCCCGGCATCCCCCATGAGGCTGCCGATCATGTTGCCCCCGAAGTACCCGATGCCGCCCCCTGCGAGACCAGCGGCTGCACCCCCTGCAAGACCACCCCCGAACAAGTTGCCGTTCAACAGGCCGGACATGCCGGAAGCGGCCTGAGGTGGGCCCACGGCCCCGGCTGCAAGATTGCCCGAGTTCCCCCAGAGAGAGGCTACTCCCCCCTTCAGGGCACTGAACCCACCGGAGAGAATTCCCCCGATGCCCCCCATGAGGCCCCCACCATTTGCGGAGCCGGATGCAAACGCGTTCGAGGCGCTCTGTAGGAGTCCCCCTCCTTGCCCGAGAGAGCTGAGGCCCCCGCCCCCGGTGAGACCCATGGCCGTGCCGATCTGAATCGCAATCGGTCGCGTGATCGCCGCGTGAGCCATTTCCGCCAACATCTGCTTGAAGGTGTCCACGAGGCCATCCATGAACTCGTCTACACCTTCGAACATGGTCTTCCAGAGGCCCACGAACTGATCGTCAATTCGCTCTGCCGCCCGGGTCCACGCCTTTTCGAACGCGGAGGCTGTTTCTTCGTTCTCTTCCTTCCCCTCCTTGAGTTCCTCCCTCGCCTCCATGAAATCGCTGGTCAGATTCCGAACCGCCTTGGCATACTCCTCGGTGGACGGGATTACACTCGTGGCATACGCGGTCCCGAGAAGCTCCAGTGCCTTGTTGTAGTCCTCCTGCAAACTGACCATGGGAAGCACATCGGACTTGAGGGCCTTCCACGCCCGGGACTGCTCCTTGCTCATGCTGACGGCGGTGGTGCTTTCGTCGTTCATGTCTTCCAGGGTGGCGATGGCCGCGTCCATCTGGGCGTTCACCTCCTGGATGGCCTTCTTCTGGTTGGCGCGGGTGCGCACCTCCTCCTGCACGGCGGCCGTGTAGTCCTGGACCGTCTTGACGTCCTCCTTCGTTTCAGTCCGGAGGCCGACCATGGCCTGCTTAAGGGTCTCAGCGGACCCCATCGAGCCGAGCATGGCATCCGCCATGGTTTCTAGGCCCCAAGTCATAGGGAAGATCGCCTTGACCGCGATCCTTGCCGCCTGAGAGAGGTCGTCCCACCAGCCGATGGCGCTCTCAAGGGCCTCACGGATGCTCAGGGAGATGGACAACATGGCCCCGACCACAAATTCCTTGGACCGGAGGAACGCAACCGTCAGGCCCTCCGCTGCCACAGCCGCCCCGGACGGGAGGAACTCCAAGAAGTCCATCAGGTCTTGGAACCCCTCGTTGAACCCCTCCATGGCCGGGGTTGCGAATTCGAGCAGGAGGTTCCCAAACCGGGTCATGGCCACATTGACGTTAGTCCCAAACTGCTTGGCCACGAACGAGGATGACCCCTGCACCTTCTTCAAGGCGATGTCCGTCTGCCCGGTCTTGTCCGCCATGTCCTCCATGACATCTGTGAGATCCGCCCCATCCGCAGTGGTCAGCGCCAGGACCGTCTTCACCGCTTCGGCAGAACTGAAGAAGGTATTCATCACCTCCGTGCTGCCGCCGGTCTTCTCCGTCAGGGTCTTGAGGAACCCCCCGAGGCCCTGGCTCTGGAGCGCAGTGGCGTTGAACTCGATCCCGAGCTGTTCCGCGAGCGTAACCGCCTCCCCCGTGGGCCCGAGGATACTGAGCAACGATTGCCTGAGACCCGCCACCGCCTCGCTGGTGGAGATGCCCTGCTTCGTGATGGCGCTGATCGCCCCGAGCGTCTCATCCAACCCAATGCCCAGCTTCGCCGTGACGGGCGCAACCTGACCAATGGACCGGGCGAGTTCCCCCACTGTGGTCTTGCCTGCACGCATGGCGACGAAGAGGGCGTCGGACACGTCCCCCGCCTGACTGGCTTCCATTCGGTAGGCGTTGAGGATCGAGGTCAGACCATCGGAAGCGGTGGCCACATCCGTGACGCCCCCCACGGCGAGCTTGTTTGCTGCCGTCAGGGTCTGAGCTGCTTCCGCAGCCGTGCTCGCCCCTGCCGAAATGACCCCGTACAGAGCCTTGGCCTGCTCCGTTGGAGCCTGCGCGAACTGGGAGGAAAGTCGGAGTACCTCGTAGGTCAGGGCCCCCATGTCCTCCTGCTGCTCTGGCCCGAGCAGGGTGGACACTTCCGCCATGGCCCCGTTGAAGGCGAGTGCCTGACGTGTGGCACTGAGCATGGCTGCACCGAGTGCAGCGAAGCCAGCAATAGGGAGAAGGCCCCTGAGTCCCCGTAGCGTCCCCCCAAGGGCCGACACCCGCTTGGTAGCCTTGCGTGTGGAACTGCCCATTTTTCTCGCGCCCCGAGCTACCTTCTCGGACGACTGGACAAATTCACGGGCCCCTTTCTTGGCGAGAGAGGAATCAATCCCGGCGCGTACAGAGTATTCCTGAGTCACCTTCGCCTCCGACCGCTCCGACGTGCTTTCGGAGCTGAACTCGTCTGACGCTTCTGAGCGGCCCGCTGTGTCTCAATGCGGTCCCTCATTACGTCCACGTAGGTTCGGTCCAAGGCGCGGACCATCTTGATCCACGTGGATCGTTCCTCTGTTGACCCGATCCCGAGCAGATCGAAGTACGCCTTGTACTCCGACAACGGGATCGCGCCCACTCCCCCTTGTGGCTGCTGCCGACTCGGGCTGAGGGTCAGGAACGCCTCATAGTACAGACGGTTCCACGGCCACAGAGTCGGCTTGTTCCTGAGCGCGGGCGGGTCTTCCCCCGCCTCCTTCAATGCCTTCAGGAATTCGAGCTTTCCCCCCCACTGGAGGTCCCACTGGAGGACGTCAGTGAGTTTCCCATGTCTTCCTCTTCCTCCTGCGCGAGGAACGCCTCGGTGGCGTTGGCGAACTGGACTACTTCCTTGAACAGCTCGGGAAGGTCCTTCATCACCTTGCAGAAGTTCTCTTTCGTGAACTCCAGCTTCTCGTCGTCGGGACCGAGAATGTAGGGCTGCCACTCCCCGTCGAGCTTCTGCTCCCAGCCCCGGACGATGGTCTCCGCATAGGTCTCGATCATGATGTCCGTGCTGACATCATCGTCCATCGTTCCCTTCTGGAGTTCGTACCGGTAGGGCTTGGTCTTCTGGGAAAAGACCCGCTTGAAGGCTTCGTTGGAGCCCCCTGCCCGAGCGACGAGCATGCGCACGTCACCAAGACGAAGGAGCTGCCCTTCCTTCTCGGCACCGGGATCGGTGGCATAACGCTGGTACAGGCTGTTCGTCATCTTGACGCTCCGTCTCATCTTGAGGGGACCTGATCTAGGTTCGGTAGTTACCCAGAGTCAGGCCCCGTGTGGGTGATCATGTTCACGCGGCGGCGGGCAGCTTGTCGATCTGCATCGTCACGCCGGAATAGGCCTCGTCCGT